GGCGAGGTTCCAGATATGGGCCTGCGCGGGGGCGACCAGCCGTGCCGCGGCGCCGGAGCCAGCATGCAGCACCGGGCCGCCTTCTGGCAGGGTCTGGCGCAGGCTCAGCACATTGGCGCGGGTGTCCGACAGCACGGCCGCGGTGAGGCCACGGCCGTTTTCGATGAAGTTGCTGTCGCCGAAATAGGCGTAAGCGCCGGCTTCGATGGTGGGGTCCGGCACGCCGTTGCCCTTGTCGAGCCGCAGGAACAGATTGGGCGCCGGGGTGCCGGCGGCGTTGCCCGAGGCGATGCTGAAGCTTGGCGTGCCCCGGCAATGGATGGGGCCGGCGCAGCCGCCATGTTCGAACAGATTGTTGAGCGCGGGGAAGGCCCAGATCGGGTCGGAGCTGCCTTCGATCTCCACGCTGGGGCAGTTCGCATAGCCGGGAATGGCAAAGGCCGGCGGGATCATGGGCGGGGCGTTGAGGCCCCAGACCTTGAAGATGTTGTTGTCGGTCTCGCGCAAGGTGAGCGGCACGCCGCGCCAGTAATGCAGCTGCACGACATCGAAGATATTATAGGAGGTGTTGCCGTAATAGGGTTGGCCCGCCACCTTGGCGCCCCGGCTTTTGGCTTGCAGCAACAGGCCGCGCCCGCCCGCGCCCAGCTCGGCCCCGATGATGTGCAGGTGGTTGTGCTGGGTGTCGTTATATTCCGCGAGATCGACGGTATCGAGCACCACCGCCGCCTGGGTGAGGCTGCCGGCGCTTGGGTTGAGATAGCCGAGGCGGAAGCGGCCATGGCGGACCGAGGCGATGCGCAGGCCCACCGCGGCGAGGCCCGCGCAGTCCAGCAGCAGATCCGTGACGGTGCAGCCGATCAGGGCGCGGCCTTGCGTGCTGGAGGGGGTGGGGGCGCAATCCAGCATCATGCCGCCGGCCGCGCCCGCCCAGATCAGGCGGGAGGGGGCGGGCCAGGTGAGGTCGCCATGCAGCTGGCCATGGCCGAGACCGGCAAGGCCGAGATGGCTTGAACGCATAACCAGGGTCTGGCTGATCTTGAACTGCCCGGCCAGGCGCAGCACCCCGCCGCCGAGGGAGGCCAGGGTGTTGAGGCCGGTTTGCAGGGCGGCGGTGCTGTCTGTCGCGGCGGTGGGGTCGGCGCCGAAATCCAGCACGGCGTCCAGCACCAAGGCGGCGCGGGCGGCGAGGCTTGACGGTGTGCTGGCGCCGCTGGCGGTGAGGGTGGTGCGGGAGAGGTTCATCCCGGCGAGATCCGCCGCTTCCAGCGTGCTGCCTTGGGTGACCTGGCCTTTGGCGTTGACGCTGACCTTGGTGAAGCGGCCCGGCGTGGTGATGGCGGGCAGGGTGGCGGTGATGCTGGTGTGGCCGGTGCCTTGCACGTCTCCGGTCAGGGTGACGGGGCCGGTTCCCGCTTGCGTTGCAGTGGATTGCGCCACCGCCTGGGCCACGAAGGCGGTGGTGGCGAGGCTTGTGCTGTTATCGGTGCTGGCGGGCGTTGGGGCGGTGGGCTGGCCGGTCAGGCTGGGGCTGTGGAGCGGGGCGATCTGGGTTGCGTCGGTTTGCAGCGTGCCGCCGGCCAGCGTGAGGCCGGGGCCGATCTGGATCGGCTCGGGGCCGCCGGGCTGGATGCTGGCGCGGCCGAGCAGCGTGCCTTGGGCCAAGGTGAGTTTTGGCTGCAAGGGGGCGATGATCGTGGCCAGTGTGATGGAGTGGGTCTGGCCGGACTGGTCGAGCGCCAGAAGGTCGGTCGGCGCGGCTTCGATGGCCTGCGGCAATTGGGCGAGTGTGGGCATGGGTTATCCTTCCCGCTCCGGTCGGAGCGCGGCTATGGGGTCTCTGCGGATTTGTCTGAGAGCGTGATTCAGACCTCTCGGCGTTCCGCCTTCGGTCATCACGCTCTGGTGGTGTGCTGGTTAACCGTGCGGGAAGCTCGCGGCGCGCCAGGCGCCGAAGGTGCCGATCCATTCGATGTCGGCATGTCCGGGCACAAGGATGTCGGCGCCGGTCCAGTTCTCCTGCAGCGGGCTGGAGCCGGCATGCATGAAGCGGACCGGCGTGTTGCAGCGCAGGCGCAGGCGGCGTTCCTCGGGGACCGGCAGGCCGGCAAAGCCTTGCGCCGCAGCCCCGCTGCCATCGCCGGTGATGGTGATGGGCACGGATGCGCCGTGCGGGCCATAAAGCTGTCCGCCGGCCGTGACGATGATGCCGAGAACGGCGCCCTTGCTGAGCACGGCGCGGGCGGTGGCGCCGTTGCCGCTGCCGCCAATGGCAATGCTGGCGGTGCTGTAGCCGCTGCCGCCAGCGGTGAGCCGGATGAAGCTGATCTGGCCGGCGAGCCGGGCCTGGCTGGCGCTGATCACCGCGTGCACGCCGGCCGGGGCGGAGAGCACCATGGCGGCATCGGCGATATCCGGCACGACGAGGGTTTGCAGCCCGCCGATCTCTTCGGCGTTGAGGTCATGGCGCGGGCTGATGGTCCAGTGATTGCCTTCGATGAGGATCTCGTCGGTGGCGGCGTGCAGGCAGTTGGTGACGAGGGCGCCGCCAGTGCCGAGGAAATGATTGCGCGCCACCAGCACGGCCTGCGGGCCGTCCTGCAGGGCGATGCCGATGGCGGCGGGGCTGGTCAGGCTGATCCAGTTATCGGTCAGCGCCAAGCTGCGGCACAGCAGGCCGGACGTGGCGCCGTGCGGGCCGGCTTCGACGAGCCGGGCGCGGATGGCAGCCTCGCTCGCATCCTGGATCGTGTTGCCGGTGACGCGGAGGTTGACGCTGCCGCCGCAATTCAGGCCGATGGCGTGGCCTTGGATGGTGTTGGCGGTGATGTCGGTGTTGAACGAGCCGGCGCAGTCCAGCCCGATGGCGCCGAGGCCGGAGATGACATTGTCCGTGATGCGGGAGAAGGCGGCGCGGGCGATGAGGTTGGTGCCCGAACCAGCGCCGTAACCCGCGCCGTCATCAGCGCCGTTATGGGTCACCCGATTATGCTGCACGAACAGGAACGGGCCATGGGCGCTGAGGCCGCAGAGCGTGTTGTCGTGGCAGATCGTGTGGCTGACCTGCACAATGATGGCGGTGGCCGCTTCCATGCCATCCTGTGAAGGTGTGGCGCCGTCTTGGCTGGCATGGCCGATCGTGATGCCGCGCTGGTTGGACCAGGCGCTGCTGGTGCTGATCTCCGCTAGGCGCAGCGTGTGGGTCTGGGTGATGGTCTGGGTATCGAGGGCGAAGCCGGTGGCGGCGTTGTCATGCGCGCGGCAGGCGGTGATCCGCAGGCCGCAGCAGGCTTGCGCCCAGAGCCCATGCGCGGCGTTGTCAGCGAATTCGCACGCATCGATGACATGCGCGCTCAGAGCGGAGGTGCTTTGCTGGATCACCAGCCCGCTTCCGTTCACGTCATTGCTCACGTCGCCTGCGGCGGCGAGGAAGCCGCAGCGCCGCCAGTCTGAGCTGGTGCAGCTCGGTGCGATGCTGACGCAGGCCGCGGCAATCGGCACATCGGCGCGGTTGGCGTCGAAGATGATGCCCTCCGCGTGAAACGAGGGGGCGGTGATGGTGATCCAGGCCGTGCCGCCGAGTTGGCTGGTGCGGCGCAGCCGGGTCTGGCCGGGCTGGCCGAGCAGGGTGATGGATGTGGCGATGGTGATTGGGCCGGCGATCAGATAGGTTTTGGCGCCGAAGCGCACCGGGCGGCCGCTGGCGATGGCTTCGAGCAGGGCGTGCGTGTCGTCTGTCACGCCGTCTCCGCTTGCGCCGAACGCCTCGATCGGTGCGCTATCGGCGAGGTGGTCGGCCAGCCGGCGCTGTGTGGTGGTGCCGCTGGGCGAGGCGAGCAGGTTCGAGGCGTCCAGCGCGGGCAGGCGGCTGAGTCCGGCCATGAACTGGCTGTAGGGCACAATACGATCCGTGCCGGCTTGCACGATGCCGATGGCGTCGGTCGCGGCGGGCGTGCTGCCTTGGGGCAAGGCGTGCAGGCTGTAGGGGGCGGCGGTGGCGCTGAGCTGGTTGTTGGCCAGAACCAGATTGGCGCCGAGGCTGATCGCCGCGGGGGCGCCGGTGCCTTGCGCGATGCGGCCGAGCAACTGGCCGCTGCCCAGGCTCAGCGTGGGTTGCAGACCCGCCACCAGCTCGGCGCGGGTGATGGCTTTCAGCACGCCGGCTTGCGAGACCGGCAGCAGATCGGCGTCGGTGGCGGCGATGGCGGTTTCGAGTTGGTCGATGCTGGGCATGTGTCAGCTCCCGATCAGGATGGGATTGCCGCTTTGGTCGGTGATGACGGCGCCGGTGTTGGTTTGCAGCGCATTCAGCACCGCAGGGGCGGTGGCCAGGCTCTGCACCGGCAGCAGCACGATGCGGCTGATGGTGCGGCCATTGCTGGTGCCGATGGTGAGGGTGACGCTGTAGGTGGTGCCGATCTGGCCGCCCGCGAGCCAGAGAATGGCGATGGCGCCGTCAACGGCGGTCTGCGTCAGGGTGAGATCGCCGGGGCCTGCGGGGGAGAGGGTGACATCGAGGGTGGCGATGCTGTCCCCGCGATTGGCGAGCAGGGCTTCGGTGATGTCGAACTCGAAATCCAGCGCGTCCGCCGGGTCTTTGGCGGGCCAGACCAGCGGGGATGGTGTGGTGGGGATGGTGCCGCGCGGGACGGGGGCGAAGCCGTCCAGCACGACGCGGCGGGCGCCGCTGGGGCGCCAGAGATGGGTGGCGGTGGTGGGCATTGCCGGCTCCTAATATTCGATGATGACGAGGCCGTTGCCGCCGGCTCCACCAGCGGAGCCGATGCCGGTGCCCTGCGTGTTCGAGGCGCCGCCGCCGCCGCCGCCGCCGCCCGGGCCCGGGGCTGCGATGCCGGCGGTGGGGCCGGTGCTGCCACGGCCATTGCCGGGGCCGCCGCCATCGCCGCCGCGCCCGGCTGACAGGATGCAATCCGTGCCGTAGCTGCCGTTGCGATTGACATCGCCGCCCACACCCGCACCGCCCGCGCCGCCGGCCGCGATGCTGGCTGTGCCGCCGCCGCCGCCGCTGCCGCCTGTCGCGGAGACATAGGTGCCGAAGCTGGAGGCGCCGCCATTGCCGCCATTGCCGGTGCCCTCGATCACGGGGGCGCCGCCGCTGCCGACCGTGACCCAGACCGCGCTGCCGGATGTGAGGCCGGTGATCACGCGCACGGCGCTGCCGCCCGCGCCGCCGCCGCCGCCGGGCAGGGTGGCATGGGTGCCGCCCGCGCCGCCGCCGCCGGTCACGCTGACTTTCACGCGGGTGACGCCGGCCGGCACGGTGAACCAGCCGGTTGTCGTGAAGCTCTGGATCTGGGCGAAGCCGGGGCGCAGATCAGGAAGCTTGAACGCCAGCAGCGGCGCCTGGGCGGCCGGCGTGATGGCGGCTGCGGTGATCTGGGTTTGGCCATAATGCAGCGTGACCACCGCGAGCGGTGACCAGCCGGCATCGGCGGTGGGGATGCTTTGCTGGCCGATCAGGCCGGGGCCGCCGGATTTGACCTGGAACTGCACCCGCTCGATCCGGCTGGTGGCCTGCGCCGCGCCGGTGTTGTTCGGGCCGAGGAAAGGCTGGGTGGGGTTGGCGGCGTTGTAATAGGGCAGCACCGTTGCGGCAGCGTCGCTTTCCACGAAGGCGGCTTCGATGAGGTAGCTGATCGCCTGGCCGGACAAAGCGGGGGCGCTGAGTGTGAGGGTGGTTGGTGTGAGGTTGATGCCCATTTTCAGCAGCGCTTCGGTGCTGTCCGCTGTCAGGGAGCCATAGGCGGTCTGATCGAGGGTGCGGAGCTGTGTGATGCTGCCGGGGGCGATGGTGATGGCCATGCTGGCGGGCAGGGTTGGGGTGATGCTGAGCCCGTCCACCACCGGGGCGGCGCCGAGCGTGGCCTGGGCGAGGGCGCCGAGGGCGATCAGCGTGTTGCGGTTGGTGTTCAGCAGGTCGGTGTCGAGCGGGATGCTGGCGGGATAGACGATGATGCGGTCCATGTGTGGGCCTTTGCGTGAGGGGCGTGCGGTACCGTTCAGCTGACGCTATCCGCGTCGCCGTTAAGAGGACGCTATCCGCGTTGCCGTTAAGAGGACGCTATGCGCGTCCAGGCTATGGTGGCCGTGGGGAGCACGGCTTTGATGGTGGCGAGGATCTCGGCGTCGGTGATCTCGCCGGTCAGCAGAGTGAGATCGGCGTATTGCAGGGCGCCGGCCGGCTGGTGGGTCTGGCCAGACCCCCAGCCCGCCGGGCCGGACCAGCCGCAAGTGCTGGCAATGCCGGCGCCGGTCGGGCGAAAAACCGTGACGAAGCATTGATAAGGCAGCGCCAGGCTGCCCCAGCCGCCCGCCAGACCATAGCCGAGCGGGCCGCCCCAGGCGCCGGTATCGGCGGGGCGGCTGGGTTCGAAAATCAGCGGGGTGTGGCCGGTGAGGTCGGTCAGGGCTGCCAGCAATGCTGGGCGGGTGGCGCGCTCGCGCAGCATTTCGCGTTGCAGGCGGGGGCGGAAGCTGCCGTCCGGCTCCTGGGGGCGGCGGGGCAAGGCGGGGCCGAGATAATCCTGGGAGAGACCGTCGAGCTGGCTGTCCGTGGCGGTGGCGAGGCGGGTTTGGGCGCGCACCTTCTGCAACAGATCATAGAGCCAGGACCAGGGTGCGGCGAGGCAAGTGAGCAGGCCGTCCAGCACGGGTGTGCTGTCGGCGAACCATGGGCGGGGCAGGAGGGCGCGCAGGCGGTGGCGCAGATCGGCCCGCGTTCCGATATTGGGTGCGTCGCTCATGTCAGGTCACCTGCACCAGGCCTGCGCGGATCAGGCCGGATTGTGACGGGGTGAGATCGGCGGTGAGGCCGTTGAGCCGCAACGATGTGACGTTGGTGATGGCCGCGTCGGTGGCGTAGGCGAGCTGGGCGAGGCGGGTATAGGGCAGGGCCGCGCCGATCGGCAGCTGGTTCACCGCGGTGGTGATGGTCTGCGCGCACAAGGCGGCAAGCTCTGTGTGGTTGGCGCCCTCGGCCGTGGTCAGGCTGAGGGAGATATTCGCGGTGATCAGCGTGGGCGCCTGCACCGTATAAAGACTGCCGAGCGGGCGGACCGCTTCGATCTGCTGTGCCACGCTGGCGAGCAGGGTGCTGGTGGGCGTGCCGGAGCCGTCATCCACCGTGACCACGAAGCAGCCGGGCTGATAGCTTCCATCTGGCATCTGGTTCTCCTGGATCGTGAGGTTCAGGCCCTGGCGCAGGCTCAGCACCGCCTGGGTGATGGAGAGCGGCGTGGCGCGGCTGCGGCTGGCCAGGAAACTGGCGAAGCGCAGGCGCAAGGCGGCATCGCTCTCGCCGTCCAGCCCGCCGAGGAGGCCAGCCTCGTTGGTCACGCTGTCGATCCCCGGCAGGGCGGTGGCCAGCAGCGTGATGGTGTTGGGTTGCACATTGCCGGCCGCACCCGGCAGTGCCGCCTGCACCGGCACCGTGACGGATGCGATGCCGGCGCCCAGACTGTAGCTGAGCTGAGACGCGGACCAGGCGGGATTTGTGGTGTCTGTCGTGACAATGAAGCTCTGGCTGCCATCGGCGCTGCGCAGGAGCGTGCCGGCGCCGATCAGCGCAAGTGTGCTGGGGGTGAAGCGGCTGAGGGTGACGCGGCCGGTGGCAGCGGAGGCGGGCAGGCGGGTGAGGCCGAAATCCGCCATCCAACTGTCCAGATCCGCGCCTGTGCTGGTGGCGGCGCGGGTGAGGCTCAGCACTTGCAGGATCAGCCACTGCATCCACAGCGCGATGCCGGCATTGGCTTCCAGGACGGCGCGCAACGTGGAGCCCACCGTGAGGTCAAGCAATTGCCGGGCGCTGCCTTGCACGGCGGCGGCGGCGTTGGCCACCAAGGTGGCGAAACTCTGAAGCTGGAGCTGCATTAGGGGGACCCCGCGCTGAAGGAGAGGAGCTGCGTTGTGCCGGTGGCGGCATCGGCGTAGTGAATCTGGACGAAGACCGTGCCGGCGCTGTCGGCCTGCACGTCGATCACCGGCTCGGGCGTGCGGGCCACGGCGGCTTCGCGAAAGATCTGGCTGCGGATCAAGGCGCGGATGCGGTCGGGTGCTGCCGGCGTGCCGATCAGGCCGGCGAGGCCGGCGCCGTAATCGAGATGCCAGATATAATCGCCGGGATTGGTGAGCAGGCGGCGGAGCACGCGCTGCTGGGACAGCGCGGGGCCGCTGATGGGGGCGAGGTCTCCGGTGGCGGAGAGGCTGAGATCGGCGCCGAAGAGATGGGCGATGTCGGGCATGGTCTCAATCCCTTGGTGTGGGCGGGCTGCTGGTGCCGCCTTGCGGGTCGGAATGGGTGTGGGCGTTGTAATGATTGCGCAGATCGGCCAGGGCGCCGTGGCCGTCGCGGACATGGCCGGTGGCGGTGATGGTGCCGGTGACCTGCACGTTGCCTGTCACGAACACCTCGCCGTTGAGGCGGATGGCGCCGTCGGCGGTGAGTTTGAGGAAGCTGCCGGTTTGATGCACCAGCCAGAATTCGCCCGCGGGCGCCGGCGGCGTGCGGGCCTGGTCGCTCCAGGCGCGGCCGATGACGACGCCGTGTTCGGCATGGCCTTCCTGCGGCAGCACCAGCACCTGGTCGCCGGGGCTGGGCGGGGCGGCGAGGCCCCAGCCGGCACCGACCCAGGGGCTGAGCAGCGGCAGCCAGCCGGTCAGCACGCCTTCCGGCTGCAAGGTGACGCGCACGGCGGGGCGGGCGGGGTCCACGCTTTGCACGAGGCCGAAGCGGGGCTGGCCCAGGCTGCGGTCCATGGCGGATGATTGCGCTTTGAGCGCGTTTAAAAAGCGGTCCATGCGCGTCCGATCGGTTCGGTGGGGCTGGTCGCCTGCGGGCTGACACTGGCGTTTTTGGCGCGCAGATGCTGGGTGAAGCCGTGTGACTGGCTGAGGCGGCGGGTGATGTCGGTGATCCAGTAATCCTGGTCGAAACCGGTCTCTGTGCCGGTCAGGCGGATGTGCTGGCGGGGGGTGAGGGTGAGTTCGCCGGGCATCTCGGCTGTGATGACGCGCTCGTGCCGGCTGAGTTCGGCGAGCTTGGTCTGTGCGAGGCTGAGCGCCTGGTTCGGCGTGAGGTTCGGCACGATGAAGACATAGCGTTGCGGCTTGCTGAAGCCGTGCCCGGCTTTGGCGCCGGCCCCGCGCGTGGCTTTGGCGGTTTGCGTGAAGGATTTCGCCTGGCGGCTGTTCCAGCTTTTCACGGTGACCTCGATATCGCGCGCCAGGGTGAGGGCGCGTTCGAGGTGGATTGTGGTGAGGTCGGTTCGGTCCAGGCGGATCTGGCCGGTGGTTTGGGTCTGTGGGTGGAAGAACAGCGTGCTGCCGCGCACCCAGACATCGAAGCCTTCCAGCCCGGCCAGGGCGATCAGCAGCTCCCATTCCGAGGTGGAGCGGGCGAAGCTGTCCAGGGTGATGTGGTCATGTTCGAGTTGCCAATAGGTGCCGACCGGCGTGGTGGTTGCGGTGACATTGGCGGTCATGGCGTGGCGGGCGGCCAGAATGGTGACGATTTCGCTGGCGGTGCGGTTGGCGAAGGTTTCCTGGGTGCGGGCTTCGATGAAGCGGGCGGTGAGGTCGCGGCCATCGAGGGTGAGGTGATGGTGCTGCGGGTCGATCTGGAGATGATCGGCCTCGCCGGTGATCAGCTCGGTCCAGCTTTGGCCGGCATCGAGGGAGAAATGCAGGGCGATCGGGATCGAGGTGGCGTCTGACCACAAGGCGGCGTCGGCGCTGGTGATGCGGGCGGTGAGGCTGAAGCGGTCGGCGGTGTAATGCGCCGCACTGGTGACGCTGGCGCTGGTGATGCCGGGCAGGATCTGCCCGCCGGCAAGGGCGCGCAGGCGGGGATGGCGCAGCTTCGAGGCACCGATTGCGGTGCGCGCGTGGGGCAGGATCGTGCTCATGCTTTTATTGCTTTGCAATGCCGCCGCCGGCGGCTGGGTCGGGCTCGGGCAGGGTCAGGGTGATGACGCCGGTGAGCATCGGGTCGGTGAGGTTGTTCTGCTGGGCGATGCGGATCCATTGCGTGGCGTCCTGAAGCTCGGTGGCGGCGAGGTGGAACAGGCTGGTGGCGGTGGTGGTGATCTGGCGCATCAGGTGCTGGCCTGGCTGAGATTGCTGTGGGCGCGGGCGAGGTAGGCGCCGGCGGTGGCGCTGGAAGCGGCCTGTGCGGCGAGGGGCAGGGCGGTTGCCAGATCGGTGCTGGTGAGCAGCGCCTGGCCGGTGCTGGCGAGGGTGTGCCTTGTGGCGGCGATGGCGCGGCTGAGCTGGGTTTGGGCGGCGCTGTTGGCTGCGGTGCCGCTGGTGCTGGCGCCGTCTGCGGCGAGGGCGGTTGTGGCGCCGTTCAGGTCTGTGTCCGGGGTGAGGTTTTGGGCGGTGGTGAGGTCGGCCAGGGCGGAGGCGGCGAGGCTGAGTCCGGCTTCGATTGCTGCCTCCACCACGTCTTGCAGGATCACGCAGCTGATGCGGTAGGGGATCCAGTTCGGGCGGCGATATTCGGCGTCGAACCGGTCGATCACCACGGAATAGAAGAAACGATCCCAGGTGAGGGGCCAGAGCGCGCCATTGGCCCGCATGAGGTCGAGGCCGCGGGCGCGCAGCCCGGCATCGGGGCCGGTGAAGATGCCGGACCAGGTGATGGCGGCGTCGTCTCGGCCCAGCGCGTCGATGATGCGGGTGCCGCCGGGGAGTTTGTGGATGGTGAGCGCCTGGGCGCCGCCCCAGGTGATGGTGGGGGGGAGTTCGAACGCATCGAACAGGAGGGGGCCGAGGAGGAGCGTGGGGAGGGGCATTTTGGGCTCCTTCAGTTCGCCGGGTGGGCGCCGGGCCAGATGGCGCTGAGGCGGGGGTCAAAGCCGGTGCTGCCGGTTTGCGGGCGGGCGGTTTCGCGGGCGAGGTGGTCGCTGAGCCAATGGCCGAGCAGGGTGCCGTCGAGGAACACGGCGCCGCTGGTGGGGCCGGAATGTTGCTGCGTGCTGTGGGGGGCGGCGGGGGGGCTTGGGAAAATTCGGTCTGGCGGGGCTTCTGGCGTGGCTATTGGCGTGGCTTCTGGGGCGGCTGGGTTGGGTTGGGTGGCCATGGTTTGGGTCGCCATGGTTTGGGTGGCCAGGGTGGGGGCGGCGATTGTGAATGGGCCCAGGCCTTGTGTGTCTTGGGTGGA